TTACCATGAACTGCATGTATACTGACTTGTGTTCATGATTATATTAGGGTGGTTAAACTCAATAAAGTCACAAAAATGATTATAATTATGCAATGGTGTAAAATTAAAATATTTCTTAACTCCTTTCCCCAAACCATCATAATATGGATGAGCATCTACTTTACTATGCATAAAAGAAAGTCCCTCAAGTAGAGCAGGATGATTACTACGGTTAACAATTATTGCACTATTTTCAATATTTACACTATCATTACGACGATCCACATGCATTGAAATTCCATCAGGAGCATATATTGTACCAAGCTTACCTGTAAGTATCATATCCATATCAAGATAGATACACCCCTCCCCGAATGAAATACCGTGATTCTTTGTATTATATGTGCACCTGAATATCTCTCCTGCTTTTAATAAGGCTAAATTTCTGAAGAAATCAAACCATGCATGATTTCTTTTCTTTGCATACATAGAAATCAAAGAATCCTGCGCCTTTGAAATTTCCCTCAGCTCTTTCTCTAACAGATTCAACAAGTATTCATCTCTTTTGTCTTCAGTTCGTAACCTTTGTTCACATATAATATCATGATAAATATCTGATAGTTTTCTGTCATACATACTGAAGTCAACATCTTCCCGATAGATTATCATTACATTTTCAAAATCTCGTTCCAATTTTGAAAAAGCAGTCTTTTGGTTGACTGAAAAATCGCCATCAACAAAAATACCTATCATACGATCACTCTCTATCCTTGCCGCATTTGTGACATTATCTAAATAGGGATGCTGCTTAGTATTAACTATTGGAACCTCATCTTTCTTATATCGTTCAGGATTAGGTTCAAACCACTGAAAAAGAATAGGCGTTTTTTCATCAATGACCTTTAACTCATATTCCTTTCCTGCAAAAGAAACCGTTTGACAGGGTGAACTCTGCACTATATTTACTGAGTTATGGAAAGTTGTCCTTATCGGTGAAAGCATTCGTCGTCCTGTTTATCCATATTTTCTTCACAACTAACTCTTTAATCTATTAATTATATTGGCATACTCAACCACAAAACCTCCAGCAGTTTTGCCATCTTTGCTTTCCTAACAAACATCACCATGACATGACAACAAAAACCGGAGCCGGACTCCGGTTTTGTGAAGCTGTCGGGTTACTTCATCCCGCCAATATTTTCCCACGTCCCGTCAGCACGCAGGATTTGCAGCGGTCTTACCACACACTGTATCAGCTTTTTATCTGTATCCAGTATCACCACCTGTGTGATTACCCTGTCCTGCTCCGGAATAATGCCATTCTCATCTGACTCCAGGATGTCTGCCGGCCCCAGTCGCAGTTGTGCTGTAAGCGACTGCACGTGTTCACGGCCATCATGCTTTCCGCAACCACACAGACGCTGCATAAGTTTTTTTAGTATATTCATGTCATTCTCCTGTTCTGCCTGTATCACTGCCCACTTCATCCAGCCCCTTGACATCCTGCCACGGCCCGTCACCAAACCTGACCTGCAAATGCTGAAAAAACCCCTGAACCCGTGTGGCATCTTTGGGGTCAAGAAAGGTCAGTCCGGTGATGAGTGCGCCATCTGTATCCGGGAACCAGCCATTGCTGTTTGTCTCAATAATGTTTCCCGGCCCCAGACGAAAACGGATTTGTGTCTCCCCCGGGTCGCCCTTTGGTCCCTGAGGTCCGGTTGCCCCCACCGGGCCAGCCGCACCTGTTTCTCCTTTCGGTCCCTGTGGGCCTGCCGGACCTGCCGCACCGGTATCTCCCTTTGGACCCTGTGGACCTGCATTTCCCGTCAGACCGGTCTCTCCCCGCTCTCCCCTGTCGCCTTTCGGCCCCTGCGGGCCTGCCGGACCAGCATCACCTGCCGGTCCCCGCTCACCGGTTGCCCCGACAGGGCCGGTGTCACCGCGCTCTCCCTTATCACCCTTCGGCCCCTGAGGACCCGCGGGCCCCTGTTCCCCCTTTGGCCCGGGAGGTCCCACCACGGTGGGGATTCGGTTTACGGCCTCTTCCGCCGCTATCCTGCTTTGTTCCGCTGACTGTGCGCTTTCTGCTGACTCCCGGGCTTTTTCTGTTGCGGTCGTTGCATCCCTGGCTGCATTACCGGCTGCACTTTCTGCCGTCTTTCTTGACAATTCAGCTTCTGCTGCACTTTGTGATGACTCACTGGCGTTTTGAGCGGCCGCAGAAGCCGAGGACGAGGACGCATCCTCTGACTGCTTTGCTGAGGCTGCACTTTCTGCCGCCTGCCGGGCTGACTCCGATGCCTCCCCTGCTGAAGTGTCAGCATTTGCAGCGCTCTCTTCTGCCTGACTGGCTGATATGCCGGCATTCCTCGCTGACGTCTCCGCCTCTCCGGCATTCTTCTTCGCCTCCTCAGCGTGACGCGCCACCTCTTCCACCATCAGTTCAAAACGGCGCAGTGCCTCCGGCCGGACGTCATCCTCCGACATGGCACCGAGAAAATCATTCAGCGTACCGGGTTGAGAATCTTCATACACGGTGATGGTCCCGGCATGTGACGGCGGGAATCCTTCCACCAACAGAATGACTCTGTACTGACCGTACTCGACGTCCATGCTGTAACGCCCTGCCTCATCCGGATTTTCAGAGGCCACCGTGTTCACCACCACCGTGGTGCTGTTACGTCTGGCTTTCAGTTGAATGGTGCAGTTCTGTATTGGTTTTCCTGTGCCGTCTTTCAGCACACCTGAAATCTTTACTGCCATATTCACCCCACAAAAAAGCCCGCCTGAACCGGCGGGCTGTCATAACACTGTGTTACCTGGCTAATCAGAATTTATAGCCGACACCCACGATGAAACCGTCAGTGCGCCAGTCGCCACTGCCGGAACCTTCATAAGCAAGGTCAATAACCACCGTCTCTACGGGACTGAACTGAATCCCGGCATTCCAGGCCGGCGACAGATGACGCGCAGTATGACCATCACTGGCGGTGGTGGTCTCCTTCACATACCCCGGTTTCACTTCATCACGCCGGTAATCCTGAACACTGTCAGACCAGCGGGTGTACGCCATCCCGGCCATGCCATAGAGACTGACCCGCTCACTGAGCTGCCAGACAGGGCCGGCCATCAGACTGACATAACGACCGCGCAGGCTTTCATAATGGAAGGTATTTTCACCCGTCTTCATCGTGTCACTTTTCTTCACCGATGCATAACTCAGCGCGACAATGCCGCCCAGGTGATCCGTGAACTCATAACGGTATTTCACATTAATCCCTTTTAAATCATCTGCACGCGCACCGGTACCGGACAATGCCGGTACGCCGCCCGGGTGAACCTGAGCATATCCCACGGAAAATGCACCGTGTCCGCTTTCAGCCTGTGCAGGAAAGGCAATTCCTGCCAGCAGGGTAGTAAACAATAATATCGTTGCGTATAAATGCCGCATGATTACCTCTTTGTTTTCAGTCAATAAAAAAGGCACCTCCTGAGGTGCCCGTCCGGGTTAATAAACCGTCAGCTGATACTGATCCCTGCCGTGGATTTTTTCATGACCACAACCAGTAAATCACTGATGTACGTTGTCGGCGTCCAGTTGTTCGCACCGGCCGACGACACATTAAACGTCAGGGTGACATGACCCCGCCCTGCCGGCATATCTATCACCGATGAGAACACCCGGCTGACATCCGTTGCCGGTTCATGGAAAATCTCAACCCCGTTCTTCAGCACCTGCAGCTTACAGGTGGAATACCAGTACGACTGCTGATTCGGGCTGTTGAAATTCTGGTGTTTCGTCCCGCGAAACAGCACCGGGGGAATGATAATCTGCCGGTCGAAGCCCTGGTCATCGTAAACTGTGACGGTTACCGTCCCGCTGGCATAACTGTTATTCCGGGGAAAGGCTTTCCCCACCGTCTTCACCAGGTCGCCTTCAATCTGGTTTGCAGACAGTTTCCCTCTGATGACACAGTTCTCGTTAATGGTGACATTATTGAGCGTGCCGGTATTCGCGGTAATTGCTCCGCTGATATCCGCGTTCCTGGCTGTCAGCTTCCCTTCCGGCGTCAGGGAAAACGTCGGGGGATTGCCGGACGAGGTGATACTCACCGCAAACAGCCGCTTCAGGAACACATCGTTCATGAACAACTGATTCCCCTGCGCCACAAATAACGGCGTGGTGTTGCCGTCCTCCGGGTTAATCATCGCAATACGGTCAGCCAGCAGCAGTATGTTGCTCAGGGGCTGGCCATCAGTATCCTCAATCCCCGCTCCAATACCGGCAACATAGGGTATGCCATTTTTTGTTTTCTGTACCTTCAGCATGTAAAGTGCAGCAAGGTCATCATTTGTGTCCTTCTGCACGCGCTGTATCTGCTGAATGGTGGCGCTCTGGTCTTCCAGCGTTTTACTGACCGTCTGTGTGATTTCATTGCGGGTTTCGGTGATGGTGGTCTTCATCTCCGCCATCTCATCCGCAAGCTGGCTGTTGTCTATCAGCTCCCACAGCCCCTGAGCCAGATGCAGTTTTCCTATTTTTTCCCGAAACAGCCCCAGATACCCTTCTGCATCATTGCTGGCCCGGCCCCACCGCTGACGTGGTGTATGACACACCCGTTGTGATTTTTTCCATCTGATGTATGTCTCCGTCACCGCCGACAGAAAATGAAAGTAAAGAAAAACAAAAAAACCGCCAGTGTCACCCACTGACGGCCAACTCCGGGAGCCGTGATTATGGCATTCAGGCTCTGCTAAAAATGCCAGATAACATTCCGGCCTCCCCTGATTCAGGTTATAAATGACACAATATCTTGACAACACCCGTCACTGTCTGTCAGAAAATATACCGCCAGGCATAAGTATCATGTGAAATCCAACTATCCTTCTGAGCCAGCACCTCTCCACCGAAAGTCAGTGCTGGCTGTTTTTTTCCTTAATAAAGCATCTGTAACTGAAACAATCCGCATATTGATAATATATTGACAGGCATCATTGCTGTCTGTGAAAAATAAGTCTCTACAAACATATAAGGCCTTTTAGCCAGCGTCTTCTTTCAGGTCAGTCGCTGGCTCTTTTTTTATTATGCTGCCGGTGCATTTATCTCCAGCACCAGACTTTCTATCTCAACGCCATACGCTGCATTTTTTGTAACATCCGTCAGCGTCAGCGCATTCAGTCCCAGTGTCAGACCGTCTTTTATAACCTGGAATGCCGGGCCAGCCACTCCATTCAGTTTCGGAGTAACCGTGGCACTGCCGGCGGTGAACACCAGCTCCAGCGTCTGCCAGTCGTTACCGTAATCGCCGAACTCCCCCAGCTTCGTGTTTCCGGCTTTCCTGTGATGCATCAGATTCACTCTGCCGTCAGTGGTCTGAGTGAAGTACGACATCAGGAACGGATTACCGGTACCCGTCATCGCCACACCATCAGGAACGGGAGCATCCGTATACAGATAAATCCCCAGCCCGAACTGATTGTTGGTCAGTGCGCCTGACAGGCGGAACTTACAGGTCAGTCTGCCGCCCTGTGTCAGCAGGGTAATTGCGTCATCCACCGGATGCGTCAGGGACCAGGTTTTATTGCTCTGCTTGGTGATCTTAAATACACCATCTGACAACTGAATTCCGCCATCCTTAATGCTCCAGCCCTGCGCAGCAGCCTCTCCGGCTGCCGGCAGCAGGGAGATTGTGCGAACGGACGTATCTGCAGACGGACCCGATGGCGTGTTGCCGCCGGGCGAGGGTTTGATTTCCGGTGCCTTACCACTGATGAAGGCTGAGGTGCGCCCGGCTGCGTTCAGAATAGCGGTTGCCAGACGATCCGGAATAATGCTCCTGCGCGCCCATGAACTGAAATGTGTCGGGCGGTTTGATGATACCTGGTTTCCATTCGTTCTCGATGCCGCACCGTAATATCCTGATGCCGGAATATCCGGATCTTCTGCCGGCGCGTTAGTGGCGGTATTGACGCCGTTACCGTCTGTCATGAAGGGCACAAAATAAACGCCCTCACTCTCCCTGTTTTTATACCCGCCGTACACGGTGTCGTATTGGGTAGCGTATGTATTTTTCCAGTAATACGTCGTGTCACCACAAATCCACGGCACATCTGCAGCGCTGCCACCATGGCACTGCGCGTTAAACACGGAGAGGTCAGCACGAAACTGTGTCAGCATGGCTGTAAACAGCGCAGGTTGCTGTGCGTGGGTGGCGGCGCTCATGTCAAACTCACCCTGCATCCAGCAGACGGCCAGCAGAACGTTTTTGGGATTTTTCTGCAATGCCGCTTTTGTGCGGGAAATCAGATCCTGATATAACGGCTTGCCCCCCCCCCAGCGTGCCGAATCCTGACTGGCCCCCGTGGACTCGCTGAATGTCCCCTCCGCGCCCTGGGTAAATGCCGAACCACCACGACAGCATGGTACCAGCAGGATCCCCGCGTTATTCGGGATATACGGGAGCAGTTTTTTGGCAATATGTAAACCCTGGCCGACACAGCCGTACTGCCCTTTGCTCAGGTCAGCCCTCGGATGATTCAGCGTACTCATATCCTGCACATCATGCAGACAGTGGTCAGCCGGAATAATATCGTTATATCTGCAGGCAGCCCCGCCCGGCGTCACTGTACTGCGGCGCGCCAGCTGTTTAATGCGCGGATCCGGAGCATCGTATGAATCCGGCAGCGGAAGCCCTTCACCGTAAGCCATGGCATTGGACTGCCCGGCCAGTACGATGACGTAGTACCAATCCGGCTCAGATGAAGGGCCGACCTGTGGCTCTCCTTCAATAGCCACCGCCTGCATCAGTGTGTACGGCGTAATGGCAACCGGTCCGCCGTATGGCTGCCAGCCCTCTTTCAGTTTGTGTGTCAGCTTTTCCGCAAGGTCTGACGGCGACGCCGCCCTGACAACATCATAATGTTTAATCGACATCGAATTTCTCCCGTGTAGAGGAACAGAGTTAAAAAGCCGGAAGCGGAATCAAATCACAGGATGACCATCTGCCAGTGGCTGGTCGTAAAAAAAAGGCCGCGCCATGCGCAGCCGAAAATAAAGGGATAACGATGATAGTTTGAGAAAAACAGAAATAACACTTTTGTGGCAAAGCATGGTGCCGGGTGCCTCCCGGTGAATTCAGTATCAGCACCTGAATCCGCGATTACCCCATATTCCTTCTTGCTGATTGCCCCACCGCACAGGGGGATTCACCATGCAGAAGTGTTTTTAATAAACAGCAAACAAAAAAATCAAGCATTATGCAGGCTGTTTCTTTTTATCACCGGCCACAGCAATACCATAATGCCGCAGACCAGCACCCCATCCGCCAGCACCGACATGATTCTGCTGGTGAAATCCACCATCACCACCAGAAACAGCAGGAGTGCAGCCACAGTCAGGCGCAGTTTTACCGTCACAGGTAATTCTCCAGACGAAGACCCAGAACACCGGCAATCTCTTCCAGCACCTTGCGCTCTTCCGGCTCAATTTCGCCGTCTGCCTCCGCAATGGCCACCGCCACATCCAGCACATCTTCCGCTTCACGCGTATCGTGTTTCACATCCTCGATCTCACGTAACGCCGCACGACGACCAGTTTTAAAGTTCGTATCCAGCTGACCGATAATGGTTGCGCTAATCGCATTAATTTCTGACGTAAACGCGTACAGCGCAGGCTGATTACGCAGTACCTGTTCGATCTTCGCTTTCTAGGAAGCCTCACATTCACCATCTGCACAGGCCACCAGGTATGCGGCGTTAATCACCACCTGTGCCAGATCGCGTTTTTCAAACTTTTTAATTTCCGTTGCCGCTCTGCGGGCTTTTTTTACCAAAAATACCAAACATCGTGACGTTCCTTTGGGTGGGTGAGCCAACGCCCGGGAGCGATCTGCCCACAGAGAAAGTCACACTGACCACTCCATAAGCTCCCCCCGAAAGGCTCTGTGGTTGGTATGCGCCGGGCGTGGTGCGGATACAAAAAAGGTCCGCAAAAGCGAGCGAGGGAAAATAAGTGTGGTGCGTTGTACTGGGTTCGAACCAGTGACCGATTGCTTAGAAGGCAATTGCTCTGTCCGGCTGAGCTAAAAACGCAGAATACCGATAATGGACCGCCATCGGAGACTCGAACCCCGCGAAACCAGCTTCGAAGGCTGGCGTTCTATCCCGATGAGCTAATGGCGGTATGTGATGGTGGCCCTTGCTGGATTTGAACCAGCGGCCTGGCGATTATGAGTCGCTCGCTCTCACCACTGAGCTAAAGGGCCGGGCGCAGGATAATAACGTTACGAAATCAATGTTGCAAGCATTCAAGAATCACCTGGTTAAAAATTACCCTTGCTTCCTCCACCAGCGCATTCACCATGTCTATCCGAGATAAGTGGCACAAAAAAACCCGCTTGTGGGCGGGTTTTGTTTGCTTTTGCCATCACGTACAAAATCGGCAAAATATCAGATTTGCATGAAATATATGCCTTTCAATCTACTTTTGCAACACTTTGCTTTGAAAATGCCGCCTTTTGTTTTGAACGCGTTCTCATTACAAACAATAAAGCCTCACTATCCAGTCGGTGAAAAATGTGTTTCATTGCAACCCAGTGACGAGTAAATGTTTTGGACCAGTTTTTAGTTGTCACTCCCACCAGTAATGCCAGCTCCTTGTATTCATAACCTTCCCCACCAAAAAGTTCTGCTTTTACTGCCTGCGCCGCCAGCCAGATTAATTTTTTCAGGCGTTCCTGCGTTTTCCCTGCAATTTTTCTGGTACCGGATTGAGTATTAAATTCATTCCACGCCCACTGTGTTATCGCGATCTGATATTCCCAACAAATACTCCCGCTGTAACACCACAACAACCAGGCTTTATGATGTTCTTCAAGAGACAGAACAGCCCGCCGCCACGATGATGTCGAAAACTCAATCGGACTGACCAGAGGAATTGACGTCCCCTTCGCCAGCGATTGCTTTCCCGGGATTGGTGGATTATCCCGCGTTATCATTTTTCCAGTCACTTCATCGCGGTACCGGATTTTTTTTCGCCTGTAACGCCCTGTATCGAACATGGCATTCTCCTGCCAGGCTTCAAGCTGACCTTTTGTTGCCCCACTCAAATCAGCGGTGGCGATAATGAGCTGCTCACGCACAAACTGTAAATACTGGTTATTCATGCGCACTCCAGTTCTGTGATTTTTATCCCCAGCCGCCCACCGGGAACAGTCTGACCGCGCACAATATTGATTTCATCAAACTGCTCGTCGTCTATGAGTAGTCCGGCATGCGTCAGCGCATCCAGTGGTGCTTTCAGGATATTGTCCAGGTCGCGGTGGCGCTTATCTGGTGGCTCTGCGGTGATTCTGATTGCCAGCCTTCCGGACAGGTTCAGTTTCAGCCGCTGCTGGCGAACAATTAGCGCCACATCACGGCGATAACGCTCACCGACTTTTGACACAAAATAGGTACTGCCGCGGCGGCGCCAGTAGGTATTCACCGTCGGCGGGTAAGGCAAAACAAATTCTATGCGTTCAGTCATTTATGCTTTCCACGTCAGAACACCCGAATTTCTCGCGTGCATTAAAAAACGAATCAGCAACAACAGCTGGCTGCCGTGTTTTTCTTCAAAATCTTTTACCCCGGCGTGCAGTTCGTTATGGCATTTACGGCACAGCGGAATAACAAACAAATCGTCAGCCTTTGTTCCCGTCCCTCCCAGTCCATGACCAATGATGTGATGCGGATCATCTGCCTGGTTGCCACACGTCATGCATTTCTGCGTTTTTACCCAGCGTGTGTATACCGGCATCTCTTCCCGTTGTGGTTTCTGGCGCTGGAGATACTGAGCAGGAGACTCCGGATCAACGGTGATGCTGACCACCGCCTTTTCCTGTGGTGGGATTTGTTGCTGGTGGACGTGAGGTGGCAGCGCAATATTTTTTGTGCGCTGCTTCAGTATGCTGGTGGCTGTCTGCTCTCCCGGTACAATATCGCTCTCGCGGTGTACTGAGCGGATTTTTTCCGCACGTAACCCCAGAGAACGACGTAATACCGCCTCCGGTAGCGCGTCCGCCACCTGATTGCAGACCGCCCACCAGGATAATTCAGCCAGCGATAATTCCCGCGCCTGCGTGCCATTCATTGCATGGCGTATGACGTCAATCATCCAGGCTGTCAGATTTTGTTGAGCAAGTTGCCCGAGTGATTCGGATGTCTGGTCACGCAACTGGTTGTCGCAGTGCCAGCACAACACCATCGCGCCAGCACCGTAACGGTGAATGACGGTTTCACTATGGTGATAATCGCCGTGTGGCCACTGGCAGGATTTAACATGGCGTAACAGCCAGTCAGACAGCGCACCAACACCACCAGCAGCGCGAATCACCCGTTCGTTGCTGAAAAATGGCAGTAATGAGTCATCTTCCGCCAGCGGCTGGCGGACGGCAGGAACGACACCGGACGGCAGATTGCGCATGCTTTTCGGTTCCGGCTCCACGAGCACTCGAGGATTGTGAAATACCTGCATGGATTCACGACCTGGCTTAAGGACCACCAGCCCGAGTTCCGGCACCAGAACAGGTCTAAGTAATACCCGCACGTTACCTCCAGATCCGTTGCTGGTATGTGCGGGATGAACGCGGTGGGCGTTCGGAGTAAGGGAGTCTGACTGAGATTATCCAGTGACGGTAGTCGAGGCTAAGAGCTTTCTTAACCTCGTATCCGCGCCTGCGGTAACACTGAATTATCCATTCCGCCTGCTCTTCAGTGCATGGAGGATGCTGGAACCAGTCTGATTTGAATGCGTGAAAACGCCGTCCGCACCTACTGGCAAAGACGGCAGAATCATTAGAATTGTGTAATTTGGTATCGTGCGCCATCGGTTGTCTCTGCTGGCGCAGCAGGTGCCAGTTGTTCAGGCTGGCGTGCGAATTGTAAACCAGAATGCCAGGAAAAAACAAAACCCGCCGAAGCGGGTTACGTGCGGGTGCGTTGAGGATGCCTGACACATCAGAGGTGGCGAGGGATTTCTCCCTCGCCTGGTCTCTTACTCCTCAGGTTCGTAAGCAGTGAAGACAGCGACCTCCGTCTGGCCGGTTCGGATTCGTACCTCGCAGAGGTCTTTCCTCGTTACCAGTGCCGTCACAATGACGGTTAAACAGATGACGATCAGGGCGATTAACATCGCCTTTTGCTGCTTCATAGCCTGCTTCTCCTTGCCTTTCGGCACGTAAGAGGCTAACCTACATGTGTTCAGCATGGATTGAGCCTCAGATTAATGTTAAGCGTCTTGCAGGACGCGTAATGTTAACTGGGGCTTTTCTCTATCTGCCGTTGGTGTTCATGCCCGAGGCAGATAGCCTCAAGCACCCACAGCCATTCTACTTAACTACCGTTACCTCGCCAATATGAAATCAGTCAGAAAGGCGATCCATAAGAACAACAGCAAGGCAATAAATTGCCATTACAGCAGCAATAGCCAGCGCACATTTGAGAACAAGCACCACAACCTCCTGTATTGGACGTACACCAGTCCTGATAAATATGAGGCTGTCTCGTCAGTGATTCAATACAACTATTGGGTATAGTTTCTGTGATTTTGTTCTGTAGAAATGGAACACGACAACCAGTCACCACCAGCACTTCTTTAAATACGCCAAGTCCGACGCAAGCTAACCTTCTAGTCCGCTTTGAGCGAGAAGCGGACGTTCAATGTGATAAAGCTCAGGAACATTGTCGTTGATGATGATAAAGAGGATCAGACTAACTTAGCACTTCTCATCACGTTGATAAGGCATAGAAATTACAAACACTATTGTGAATATCGTTTTACTATAGTAAATTCAAGTAAGTTCTTTTCGTTCGTTATTACACAAAATAAAGTTCACTCTAAGGTTGAAAAATGTTAGATATCAGAATGTCACGACCATCTGAAGCAGATGAGATCATACAAATCTGGAAGAGTTCAGTGGATGCTACCCACGACTTTCTTACAGGTCATGACCGACAAGAAATCGAAAAAGAAGTTGTCGGCTTTTTCTCAGAAACTCCTGTATGGGTTGCAACAAATCAGGATGACCAACCGCTAGGATTTATGTTTTTGCATAAGGGCCATCTGGAGGCACTTTTTGTAGCAGGCTCTGCTCGCGGACTTGGCGTCGGAAAACGTTTGATCTCTCATGCACTGGCACTGCATCCAGAGCTAAGCGTTGATGTAAATGAACAAAACCAGCAGGCTGTAGGGTTTTATCAGCATATGGGTTTTAAGGTATCAGGGCGTTCCGATCTGGATAATCAGGGAAGGCCATACCCCTTGTTGCATCTGAGAATGGCCAATAACATGTAACCAATGTGGCAGAGAAGATATCATTGATTTTTTTGGCTAAAAGCCACGATGTAAGAACAGCTCTGCTCACTATCTGGATTGCTCATTTGGTACTCGCTTGCAAAGGTAAGGGCAAGACAGTCACCGGCACGTAAATGATGGGTCTGATTTTTGACTCGAAAATCAAGGCTACCACTCATCACCCAAAGCGTTTGCCCGGAAAGATGCTCATTTGCGGAGGCGGGTATCGTCAACTCACCCATTGCAGGAATTTCAACTTTGATCAGTTCCGGGCATGCCCCCGCAGGAGACAAAGACCAACGAGTGATGCCTGATTGCTCATCCGTCCAGTGCTGTTGCTGATGAGCAAAACGAACCAGGGAATTCTGATGTTGCTCAAGCTCTGCAAAGAGTTTAGATAGCGTTACATTCATGGCGTTGGCCAGGCGGCTAAGGATAGTTGCACTAGGGCTGGAGATGCCTCGTTCAATCTTACTAATCATGGCCTGACTGACGCCCGATCGTTGAGCAAGCTCTGTTACAGTCAAATTGCGAGCCTTCCTGTGTTTAAGCAATAAACGTGCAATATCGCTATCTACTATCTGATTTTTAGATTTTTTATCCATTTCAGCCCTCTCTTTCACCAACCTGATTATGCCATTACATAAATTGGCCTGAAATAAATGATTTTGTAAGTCTGTAAATTCACTATTCCTAAGCGTGGTACTTCGTTTATACGCACCTATGACCTTAAAATATGAGTTGGTAAGCTTAACGTCCGCTTCACGCCCTGAGACATTCGACAAGCTTTTTACGGCACCAGTAAGGGCGATTTTCGCTCTTCAAGCGCCAGTAAATATTTCGCTTCGTCATAACGGGTTCTGGTCTTCCAGCAGCGGTAAATAACCCTTATCCATTTGAATGCCAGAGCCCGGATCGCGGACTGATGAGATTTTCCCTTTTCTCGCTGCCCCTGATAATACCGTCTGGCCCAGTATGATGAGTTTACCGTCTTCGCAGTCCATTCCACGAATGTCTGTCGGACGAACTTCGCACACTGCCAGCGCCAGTGCACCCAGGATTTTTGGCCGCTTCGCTCAGTTATTGGCGCGATGCCAGCATAGTTTTGTATTTCTTCTGCGCTGTTGAAGCGGTTGCGGTTATCACCCAATGCTGCAAGCATTCGCGGGCCCATACACGGTCCCATGCCCGGCAGTGATTTGAACAGTTCAGCATCTGGCAATGTGTCAAAAAGCGTTTCGATTCGTTCGTCATAGGTTTTGATGATTTCACTCACGACTTTAATTTGTGCCGCCAGTGCTGTAGCCATCAAAACATTAGCTCCTATGACTACTGGGTCTGTAGTCAATGGAATCGAACTCTCAATGCTCGCAACACGTTGCTCGGTAAGGGATCTTGCACGACCACCTTTGGCATTCAGAAAGTTACGAATCGTGTCGCGCCTGGCGCGTTTCAGTTGCTGCAGACTGGGCCACCGTATAATCAGTTCGCACAACAGTAAACTCCCCCTATGTGAGAACCATTCCAGAGGCTGAGGATAATACTGCTTCAATGTGTTGATAAGGCGGTTCACGAAGCGGCGTTTGTCTTCAACCAACTGGCGACGCTGTTCAACTAACTGCTGGAGCAACCTGATATCTGCATTGTCAGGCTCGATGGCCTTTATCTTTTGGGGATAACGTAGCATTAGCTCTAATGCTAACTCAGCATCCTGGGGATCATCCTTCGCACCACTTGGCCAGAAGGTCTGCCGATAGCGGGCCAGTGACAACGAGTGCACAGGAAAAACAGTGACAAATGGGTACTTCTGTAGAGCATACACCACCGGGCCTTTCTTCAGCTCAAGGGCGATAGCGATCCTGCCTTTCACCTTTTGGTGCAATTCGTTGAGCCAGATATCAAGCGCTTCCGGAGTATGTTCAACCACATGGAATATACGTTCGCCGTTTTTAAACTGAACGCAGACATCATGCTTTTTATCTGCCCAGTCCAGACCAACATGAGCAGCAAACTTATCTATCGCAGTCATCACCAACTCCTTTTTATCGGGGATTGGTATGCATTCCACGTTCTTCGAAAGAAATATAGTCAGCAGTTTTCTGCATGCCCTGAGTATTCGTTAGCGAACGTGGAGCACTTACTGGCTCGAAAGCAAAGCGGCAATCATCAAATCACATGATTCTGGCACAATATTCGTAACCAGTAAGCGCATACCCTGAATCACTTAAAAGTGTAACTCTCAGGGTTCGAATGACTATATTTGGCACAAAGCGGACAACCACGCTAGCTCTATCCTGTGCCACAAAATGTCAATTCACATCTTAACTAATGCATTTTAATCTCGTCACTTCAATAAATACCGAACATCCCCCTGATAAAACGACAATATGCGCTGCATAACTTCGCTTTTACGACACTCAGTACAAATTATATTATGACGCCTGTCGTAACGACGTATTTCTCCATCAGGTAATGACCAGATAAGGTCCGGATCAACCGCAGATGGTTTCTTCAGCTTTGCCCTTGAGAGCTTTTTACGGGCATTTTGCCAGTCCTTACGCGCCTGTTCAGACGGGAATAACCCGTAACCAGAGTTGTATACATCGCCACTGGCAACCAGCTCTCTGGCGAGAACGCTGATCAGATATCTTGTCGCACCTGTTTTAGCTTCCAGTTGTCGTAACGTCTCGCGACCGCTCTGGCGCACAAGTTCGACCACCTGCCCTTTAATTTTTTCCCGCTCTTCCTGTGTAAAAACTTTTACCACAAGTTCTCCTTAAAATTACCTCATGACCTGAAATCAACACTTATCCCCTGAAACCAGGCGGAATTTCTGTATCAGGTTCAGAAATATGATTCACACAACGCTGGTTGTTCGTGCCGCTTACCGGGAGCAACCAAGGGTTCTCAAAATTCCGGTCCGGTCCAAAAAACGTCGTCGCTCGCTGAACAAATTCCGTTCCCGTCTTCCCGGTAGCCGCCAGGTATCTTGCGTAACGCCTCACACCATCCAGCATGGCCTCTGGTAGCACCCCCTCGCGTAACCTGGCTTTCCAGGCACTGAAAGCGGATTTCTTCGGGTTTGCCCCGGCACGCAACGGGTATTCCCGCCAGACCTGTTCGAACACATCAGGATAATCCACTCGTCCCACAGGCTGCCCGGTGTTTTCCGGGACTACCCGATCGGCTTCCCGCTGAATGGCGGAATCGGCTTCAGGCTGCTGAAGTTGGTGTGATTGCTCCTGCCTTGCGGTCATCACCTGCTGCACAGCGCCCGAATCGGCTTTCAGCGCATACGCTGAATCGGCTTCCGGTGTCGTGCCTGCTGGCTGACCAAGATTGACGGTCTGAACATCCCCTGCCTGGTTCGTGGCGTTTTTTACGCCATGGACCATAGTGTTTTGATCTTCTTGATCTGTATCTTTATCTGTATCTTTATCTGTATCTTTATCTGTCGTGACTCGTCGTGACATGTGCGTGACATTTCGTGACTCGCCGTGACAATCGCCATTTTGTTCCCGCTTTCTTTCCCTCTCTCGCTGCGCCCTCTTGCGCTCTGCCGGAGATTTTGCGGTTTGCGAAATATTGCCGTTGTCCTCTTTCAGCACCTGGCGTTTTTCCCATCCAGTGATTAAATCACCATCAAGTACCCGCCCCTGCATCGTCTGCAAAATTGAATCAATTACCTCTTCTGTCACGTCGAGCGCACTTGCCAAATCTTCTGTCGTGACATCAATGTGACCTCGCGTGACATTTCGTGACGCGCTCACCAGGAGGTGGATATACACTGCCATCACTGTTGCAATTGGCTGCCCTGACACCCTGGCAATTGTTCGCCACTTAGGGTCATTTGGCATGTCATGCCATAATCTGAGCCAGGCGTTAGCCATACTCACCTCTTCTGATACCGAATCTTTTTACTCACGAGTTGCCGGAAGCGATTCGATATGGCTATTGTCAGTCAATGTACTGCCACAGCATTTCCTGCCGGGCCACCACGGTTCATCTGATTGAAACCGGCGATTGCCACTGCGACAAAATCATCAGCGTCTCTCACCAGTCGCTCCCGCGTCTCCACCAGCTCCCGAAAATAAGCTGAACTGTGGCTGCGCATTCTGGCCACCAGCAAAGGTGGCATTGCCTTTTCGATCGCTGGTAACAACGCCTGAATTTTTTCAACTGCATCAGGGGTGTCTTTCTCTATCCAGCGGAAAATTTTCTGGGTATTGCGAGCCAGGGCTTCCGGATGGCTGTCGTCGTACAGTTCAGGAAACGTCATACCCAACTCAAAATAAGCCTGGGTTATTCCAGCTGCCGGAACTTTTTCGCCATCAGGACGCGCCCAGGCATTCATCGCCATGCGGATGTGTTCATGCTTGATTTTCATGAATCAACTCCCATCAGCTTTTTCGTAGTAGTTTTATTCCTGCCAATAGTTAAAATTGCATCGGCAGAAAATAATCCGTTTGATGCAAGAGCGATTTTTTCAGCGTAATTTGTTTCGCCGGTATATTCTGTGCGAGGCAATTTTCCGTTATCCATCCATTTATAGATTGCTCTTTGGCTGACACCACAAACGTCGGCCACAACAGCAACGCGAACAGTTTTGATTACATCTTCAAGTGTTTTCTGGTTCATATCACCCTCACAATGTGAACTTTGAGTACACACTATAACAGAACTGACAGTACATTCAAGAGCGAATATCATTGAACTTATGGTTCATGAAGATAAAGCGCGTAAAGAGTTCGCCAGTAGGCTTGCGCTAGCCTGTGAAAACGCTGGTTATGAACAACATGGAAGGCAGGCAGAAATTGCCCGTCGAATGAAATTAACACCAAAAGCGGTTAGCAAATGGTTTAATGGCGAAACAATTCCTCGCCGGGAGAAATTAAGGGAATTAGCAACACTAATAGGAACAACACCAACCTATCTTTTGGGAGAGGATACAGAAGAAAGTGGACAGGTACGTTTCTATCAGGAGTTAAATCCAAGACAAAAAATCATCATTGACCTTCTGGACGAGCTCCCTGACAGTGAGACAGATGAACTTTTAAAAACTCTTGAAGAGAAAAAACAGAAGTACAATGCAATTTACGAAGAGTTAGCACGAAAGAAAAAACAAAAAGCCTCTTAAAACCAGCATAAATCCGGTAGCGCCTTCCTCCGGGTTTGTGCTTCACTTTATCCCATCTCATTTTTTTACACACAAAATGTACTAAAAGTACTTTACAATAATGAACGCAAAGTACATTATATACCTACCACCCACCCCGCCCCACAGAATGCAGGGCAATACTTCGAGTTACCAGGCAGTGGTCAGGGGTTAAGTAGCCAGCCCGAGGCGTAAGAACATGACGGCAGGGTTCAACTTTAATAACTATGCAGCAGGTTTTTGTTCCGCTACCCCGGCGTTAAGGGGAAATGAGGTCAACATGGATACTATCGATCTTGGCAACAACGAATCTCTGGTGTACGGCGTGTTTCCCAACCAGGACGGCACATTCACCGCGATGACGTATACCAAAAGCAAAACGTTTAAAACCGAAAATGGTGCCCGTCGCTGGCTGGAAAGAAACTCAGGTGAGTGATATGGATTTCGACACAATCATGAAAAAGGCTTACGAAGAATACTTCGAAGGCCTTGCCGAAGGCGAAGAAGCTCTCAGCTTCAGTGAGTTTAAACAGGCGCTTTCCAGCTCGGCAAAATCTAACGGCTGATAAGCGAAGCAGCACCGCGAGGAATCAGTATGCAGAAACGAGAACCCGTCATCATCGCGCCAGATTATACCGATGATGAACTTTATGAGTGGATGCGCCAGAAAATTAATGCAGCGCAGGACCTGAAATGGGCCAATGAAGCCAGGGCTAAGCAGGCTGAAAATCTGTCCGCTCTGGAGCAGGATATCACCAATCTGGAAAAAGCAGCGGCACTAAGCATTGCCAGAATGATTACATACCCGCGTTAG